GTGCCCCACCAATAAAGGTTGTATTGCCTCCAGTTCCACCTGTAGATCCAGACCCTCCACCAGAGCCCGGAGATCCCGCCCCGTGATAAGTTCCACCCCCGCCTCCACCTCCACCACCGCCTCCACCACCGCCACCTGACGCGACGATGATGACTTGCGTGACACCAGCGGGGCACACCCAAGTGCCGTTAGCTGAAAATACTGTTTGATTTAAATACTGTGGTACTGTTGTAGCCATTGTTTACTCTCCATTAAGCTTTCAGGTAATACATTCTGATTCGTGCGTCAGTTGCACCTGCACCCATTGATTGCAAAAGATCCCATCGGATTACTGATCCTGCTGGAATTGAAGTTGTGCTTACTACTGGCTTAGTGACACCAGCTTGTGCCCCAATCACTGATCCGCTGTCTGTGTACGCTTGAAATCTTGTTGCAACCGCTGGAGTTCCTGTTGCAGATGCTGGAAGTGTAGAAGGAACAGGATAGGTAAAAGTATTTGTTGCAGCAGTTGCGACTGTAAAAGTTCCATTATAGCCAGTAATCGTAATCGTTCCAGTAGCTGTTGCAGTGCCGACAGCAGGACTGGAATAAGTGAATGTGTTAGTCGCAGCAGTAGCAACCACAAATGTTCCGTTAAATGACGCAGGAGATGCTCCTGATACTGTTACATAGTTACCAGCAATGTATCCATGAGCGTTGAGAGTTACTGTACAGGTTCCGCTGCTAGCAGCCAACGAAGTTACAACAGTTGTAGCAGTTACGCCAGAGATGACTACCGTATCACCTGCAATAAAACCATGATTATTAAGTGTCGCCGTTGCAACACCGCTAGCTTGCCCCAGTGAAGTAAGGTTGGTGGTAGCTGCAATCTTGCCTGTAGTGGACAAAATGGAAGTCCACGCACTAGATGGTGTAGCTTTATATTTAAGATCAAACTCTGTCAGCCCAGATCCGCCAATTGACCCACTGTAAATGAAAAGGCTCTGAATGGAGATTGCTGTTTGAGCAAAAAAGACAGAGTCAATATCGGTTTGTGGAAAACTAAGTTGTGCGTACGCACCGTTTAATTCCCACGCATGCTCTGCATTGGCAATGTTAGCGTATATTTGGTTGGAAGTATTGACATTCAGGGTAGAGTAATCAAGCTTCCATGGTGCAGAGAGGTTACCTGAAGAATCAAGAACGACGAAGTTGTTTGTACCGGTAGGAAGAGGCGGTAAAACGATGTTGTAGCTTGAAGCAAGAGCCAGTGGAGGTTGCAGTGTGATGCCATTGAATGGAGAAGTCGTATTGCGAAGGATGATGTTTGCAGCATCAAGATTAGCTGCTTGTGTTGCAGTAGCTGCAAATACGAAAGTTTGAGTTGCTACCACATAAGTGCACGATGCTGGAGCCACCAAGCTACCAATTGCACCGGGTGTACCTGCTACACCACCAGACGCTGTAAGTGGGAAAGAGTTACCAGAACCATCCGTAAAGTATAAATTGTTGCCTACTACATACAGTGACCTGAGAGTGGCAATTACTGACACTTGAGATGAGAAGTTTGTGGATTTCAGGTTAGTGGCAGAGTTGTTTGTAAAGGTGAGGTCAGCGTTAATGTTGAGACCAGAAGGCGTAATCTGAAGGCCTTTACCGGGAGAGTGGTCATGTGCGTCTACGAAGAAAAAGCAGTTGTTGATATTCTGTGCGTAGTCTGGACCCGGATCGACGCCAACGATTGGTACCGGGAGGAGCATGTTTGCTGATGGTGTGGTAAATGTTGGCATAATTTATCTCTCTAAAATACTAAAATGTCCACGCTAACATTCGCGTCACTGGTCAGCTTTAAGTTCACTGCCGGTGTAGGGTTTGTGTCCTGCGTATCGTAGATGTTGGCTGCGGATCTTTGCCTTACAATCCACCAGCCTTTCAGCTTCCTCCCAAGCTTGTGGTTAATAGTGTTTGTTCCTGAAACCAGTTGGACATTCTCGAGGATCAGTCCTTTTGTGATAGGATTATCAAGAAGCGGATCCAGCAGACTTGCCCAGTTTGATTGTAGGAGGGATAAGGACACATCCGTGGTGTAGTAGCTAGGCAAGCCCATTACCAGCCCCCACTTTGCCCATTGAAGTTACTGTTTCGATTCCAGTACCCCCACCCTCTAACATCGCTAATAGTGTCAGGTCTTCCTGTGTCTTTATTCGGTGCAGACTGTTCAATTCTCTGCTTCAAAGCCATCTTTTGTGCCATGAGTGCAGATACATCAGATTCTTCTTTCTGGAGGATCTTGATGGCTACATCGGTGATGACATACTCGAGCCACCCAGAGATTGAAGTGGTAGTAGTGTCGTTTGGAAGGAGGAGTGCTCTCAGCTTTGGAATATACTGGATCCTGAAAGGCTGATTGGCAGAGGGTACAGGGATCAGCTCGATGTTGTCGCCCATCCAGCGGTATTGCGTGTTGAATACACCGTAGATCGTGCTGGCAGAGTTAGGGTAGAAAAAGCGGTTACGGTCGATGAAGTTGTATTTATCTACAGTCACCCATCCGTTGTTGCCAGCATTCAGCCCGAGGTCCAAGCCAAGAAGCTTGTAGCATGCTGGTGCTACGAAGCTGTTGCCACTATTGTCGAGGAATGAGAGTACACCGTTGGGGACTGGGTAGTTCTGCTGTACGCCGTTGCTGTAGAAGATAGCTGCTGGGGCTTTGTAGTAGTCTTCGTAGATGGTGATCAGCAGGTCGTAGAGTTCGTATTGCGATTGGTTGATGTAAGAAGCGAGTTCTGAAGATCCTACAAAGTCGGATCCTTCGCGGTCAGCTCTCTGCCTGCAACGCTGTGCAAGCTCTTGGAGAGACATTTCACCGCCCATGGTGGGCACTACGCTGATTTGAGAAGTGAGTGGAGATTCATCTACACCGCTGAGGGCAGAGACTTTGTAAAAGTATTGAGTACCGAGGACAGCTGTTGTGTCTTCGTACTGGGGGTTGGTTGGTGAACCGATTACGGTAAAAGTTGTTTGATCGGTGGAGCGATACACATTGTAGCTCGTTGCACCAGCTACATATTGCCAAGTGAGAGCGACACGCCCGTCACCTTGGTTGATTGTGAAGTTTGCAGGTGTTGCAGGAGCTGCCATCTATTCCTTCCAGTAGTAGCGGGAGAGAGTATGGAGGCTTTATGTCCTACTCTCTCCCACACTAGCTATTCAAGGTTACTCGCCTTGAATCAGAATGCTCGAGTCGCTGAGTAACATGCTGAGGTTGATCAAGCTTCCAGCAGCTGGAGCAGTCGCAATACGGGTCGTTGTGCTCGCATTCGTCGCACCCATGCAACGAAGGATGATGTACCCACCCCCGTATGCAGGCTGGTTGCCGTTCGAAAGCATAACATCTGGGTTACCGACTACTTCGATAGTATTGGCAAGACCAGAAGAGTTTGCAGCAGGGATTTGCACTGCGCCAGTACCGCCAATAGAACCAGTAGCGGTAGCAACAAATGCAACGCCTACTGCTGGAGTTACACCGAGGGGAAGACCTCTAGCTACCCATTGAGCGAGAGTGGTAGTTCCTAGTGCGGTGATTACATAAGTCACGCCAGCAGTCACCGAAGTCAATGCCGATCCAGAATTTGGAGACTGAATAGATCCAAGGACATTGTAAAGTCTAGGGTAGTTATCTGCCAATTTCACCATAATGAAACCAGCAGCAGGGTTAGGATTACCGCCTGTAGGTGCAGTAGAGTTCATGAACACCGAAGTGACGCATGGTCCCTTCAGGTTCGCGACACCAGATCCAGTTGTGTTGTCTACATTGAAACTAAAATCGAGCAGGACGGGCTTGACATGCATGCTGTAAAGCTTACCGCCACTGGCCCAGTTACGATTTGCCATTGAGTTATCCTCTTAAACCCCTGACATTGAGCAGGGCATATAGCTCTGCTTCTCACCGTTGGCGCAGGGGATCCGCGTCCCGGGAAGTGCTTGAGGACATCTCAGGCATCTATTAGGGTCAATTCATCCTAAAATCGGTTTTAAGAGGCTGATGATGCAGTGGCTGGGGTAGTAGTAGAGGTCGCCCAAAATGAACTCTAGGGGCATTTGTGGGGCTTTGGAGGCCAATGGGTTGGTAGAGAAGATAATCCGATCACCCTTTTGAAATGGAAGCTGCGGATACCCAGCAGGTAGATCCGCAGCCCAAAAAGTAGTCGAGTAGTTTTTCAGTCTTTCGTACTTCAGTTCGTCAATTTTGACTTCATGGATCACCTGATGATGTCAGGCTTTCCTTTCATTCCCATTGTTTTTTGTCTCCATGCTCTTCGTTGTAGTCGTAGCCTGCATGGTAGGCTTCTTCTTGTTCAGGGGTCAGATCGGTGATCTTCTTGCCGTTGCCTGTTCCTTCAGGCCAGTAGTGAGGCTGACGGCTTCTGCCGTAGTAGCTATCTGCTGATCCGCGATCAAAAGGGCTTCCGTGTTTCTTGTCGTGCTTTTTCATGTTATTTCCTTTCAGCTACCCAGAACAGTGCATTGGAGCAATGTGGGCAGAAGTCGTTTTTGGTGTTAATTACGGCACCCCATTGAGTACCTACTTTGTAGGGGATTCCTTCGCAGCCGCTAAAGCAGACTGGAAAGGTCACCCTTTTGCCTTTTGGCAGTTCAGTTGGTTCATGGGATTCTTCGATTGTTAAGCTGTTGATTTGTGCTTTCATTGTAAGGTCTCCTCTACTTGACGGATCATTTCTTTCGTCCAGTCTTTTTTGTTGGTTTTGTATTCGTAATACAACACTAGCTCTTCACACAATTCTTCGCTGTACCCCAGATCCTCAGCCACTTGCTGGATACCCCAGTTCATGTCCCCATCAAAGTCACACTCGATGTCTTGCATGTTGAACAGTTTTAAGATGTTTTCGTACTTTTTCATGTTTTGTTCTCCTTGTACCTATCGTAGCAGGTCTGAGAGGGTTAGTCAAGGTTGTAAGTTACATTAGACACACCGGGGACGCTGTTCGCGATGCGGACTACCCTTTCAAGGTCGTCACTACAGACGCTGCCAAGGCAGGTGCGGTACCTGCGGGTCTTGCCGTTCTTCAGGGTGACTTCTACGACGCCCCAGAGGAACGCATGGCCCATAGGGTGAGTCGGCAGATGACTGATCCTCGATTGAATCTGACGGCAGGCTTCCGCGATCTGAGCTTCTGCCTGCTCCTTGATCGTGGTCCGCTTCTTTTTCACCGCTGGGTTGAAGTGGGGGTAGTTGTCGCGGAGGAAAGCTTCGAGATCACCGTCCCGAGCAAGCTCGTGCTCCATAGGCCAGAAGCCCGGGAGTTGGTCGATGCCGTACTCGCGGATAGCGTCAGCAGGTGGTACGCGGTCATTGGATACCCAACGGTAGACATTACCGTCGAAGTACACCTCGCTGGTGAAGGTGGTGCCGTATTGGGTCTTGGTTACAGTGTATTGTTTTTTCATTGTTTCGTTCTCCTATGTGCCTATCTTACCATAGCTGGGGGGTAGTGTCAAGCTGTTTTTTAAACCTCCTGAAGTCCTCAACCCATCTCATTTCATACCCTCGACCGAGCAACGGGTGAGGACAGTTTGTTTTACCCCCTTGTAATCGTCGTGCTTTTTCACGGTCGCTTTCAGAGTATAGGTGTTGCCGATTTCGAGACCAGTGTGGGTTCCGGTGACCCACTTAGCGATGTTGCCAGATGCGTCCTTGAAGAGGTGGATAGTCTGGACTCCGTACATAGTGTCGAAGCTGGACTCTTTGAAGAAGGTCAGGGTGAACACGGCTCGCTCGCCGACGGTACCGAAGTGATTGCTCTCGGCCTTTTCAGCGTTACGGGCAAGCTCTGCGCCCACAGCTTTGTCGTAAGCCACCACAGCGGAAGCGAGGAAGCCCACGCGATCCATAGTCACGAACTCGAGGCTTGCGAGAGCTTTCAGGTTCCACTCGTAGTCAGACTTGGGGGAGAGAGTCTTGAGCCAAGCGATCACTTTCTGAGCCTTTTCAACAGAGGCTTCAGAGATGTCGTAGGGCTTGAAGCCGTTAGCCAACGCGCTAGGGGTTGGGCGGAGGTTCTTGCGGACGATAGAGGAGGTAGCAGGGCGGTCGTTCATCTCAGCAGTCTTCTTGCTGAAGAAGCCCTCGTGCTTGATCACTTCAACCGACATAGCGACCATGTAATCGGGAGAGCACCCCCAGTCATCGCCACCGAAGGAGAGGCGGTCTTCATCTTCGCTGTCGCGGAGCAGTTCGGCGAAAGCCTCGTAGTTGCCGATCTGCTCAAGCGTTGCGTGGCCGAGGAAATCCTTGACGCAGGTGCGACCGACTTGCTTCAGCTCACCTGCATCGTTGCGGAGGACATAGGTGTCTTTGCGGGAGCGGGTGGTATTGCAATGGTGGCAGTAAGCCTTCGCGGTGCGGTAGGACTCGGGGAGGTCGCCCGCTTCAGGGGTAGACTTGATCAGGTTACCAGCAGGGGTGTGCTCGAGGGTGGCTACGAAAGACCACCCGTTCGGGAGCCTTGGGGATACGCCGTGGAGGTTCACGGAGTAGAGTTTTTTGGTGGGGACAAAAGTCGCGCCGACCCAGTGCGCGGGGTAGATCACTACGCCATCCACGCTGGCGAAGGGTGCGTTCGCAAGGTTCAGCTTGTGGGTCTTGCGACCCAGCTTTTCGATCTTGGTATTCAGGGTCTCGAGGTTGCGGGCAGGAATTTGAAAGTTCATGGTCGTTCTCCTTGCCTTTTGTTCTACACAGGTCCCCTAGCATGGTCAACACTTTTTTTAGGGTATTTTTCAATTTTGTATTTTAAAGCCTGTAAGATTTTACTTTTGTATTTATTATCTCCCAAAATCGCAAGATACCGATGTTTTCTTGGCCTCGGTACTAATTTGGTTCTTTCTTTAATATTATTTATTTCACTTGAAATAACATGCCTTCCATGTTTTTGTTTCGACCCATCAATAAAAATTCTATCTGTTCTTATTGCGCTTAGCCCAAGGTAGATAAAATTTGTCGCTTGATATACGAATCCCACATGATTTTGAGAAGAGTCAGCATAGCTAATAATTATCTTATTTCTAGGAAGTAGCTTTAAACTTTTAGCAATTAAATAAGATGCTTCATTTTTTCTATTATATTTTAATACCAATCTGTTTAATTCTAAAACATCTTTTGAGTATTCTTTTCCACAAATACCGTCAGATACTCGCGGGCTTGCTGGCATTCCGTAAGTAACACATCCGATCAATTCTTCTGCCTCATTAAATAGACCGTACGCATAAGACACAGAAGGGAATCTTTTTGCGTAATGGTAATTTAAGACAAGATCTTTTATATCTTTGTTGGTTACTTTTTTTACAATAAAATTCATGTTTCGTTCTCCTTATTCCTGTTTTACCAGAGTCGAGGAGAGACGCAACACTTTTTTTTTCAAATGTTGAAATTTTCTATGTAAGCAGAAAAAACGAAGGTTCGGATGTAGTCCAGAGGCACTAGGAAGCCGTAAGAGAGGTTGCCAAACCCTGCGAATGCTACGCCTGCCAGCTCGCCCTTAGCGTTGAATACAGGCGACCCAGAGGATCCTGGGGATATAAAGGCAGAAGCCACTACAGCTTCGCGTATGACCACCACGCCGTTGTCCATCACTGAGATGATGGTGGAGTCACTGAAATGGCCTCGAGTGATGATCGTAGGTAAGAGCAGAGGGTGCCCTACGATGACAAGGTCGTCAGCAGGCTTTGGGTTTTTAGATGCCAGAATAATGTCCACACCGAGGTCGCCTGCTATCCTCACCAGACATAAGTCGTGGCGGGTATCGAGCTTCATCTCATTGATTAGGTGCTTTTTATGTTCTGAATCATGAACGACACCATGGTCGCCAATTCCGACGCACACATGGCGATTGGTGAGGATGAGAGAATGGTCTACTTCAGAGTGAAGTATGACACCAGAGCCTCCAGAGTTTTCTTCCATGTTGGTAATCAGCACGGATACCTGAAACAGCTCTTTATTCGTCTGGGGTGTGATCAGTGAATTAAACCCCAACACCATTGCGACAATCAAATTTTTCATCCCTCAGCTCCTCCACGCATCCGAGCTTGGTAACTAAGATGGGTGGGGAAGCCGAAAGGCGGCTCTATTAAAAGCGTCGAGTCATCCTAGCGGGTCACTAATTTCATGCCGTAATTGTTTACACCTGTAGGAATAACAATATCGTCTTTTTTCATACCCTTAGTATACAGGAAATTAGTGTGTTTGTCAAATAAAAACGCCTCGGCAGTATCACCACCGAGGCGTTAGAGTTGCTTAATCTGAAAGATTAGGCAGAGAGCTGAACGACCATATTGAAGCCGGGAGCTGAACAGATCAGGTTGCCGTAATAGCCAATTCTGATCTCGAGGGCGTCCGCGTTACCCACGCGAAGCCCTTCAAGTCCTTCCATCCCGTAGGTCAGGATGTGAGGTACTTTTCCGAGCGACCGAAGCTTCCAAGTGTTCATGGTCAGAACATAAGCAGTCTGAGAAGGGCAAGAACGATCCGCGAGGACAGTTACTTTTCCGTAAGCAGACTGGAAAGTGATCCCGTCGAATGCTACTTCGACTTCGTCATGCTTCACTTGGACATACTGAACCTTAGCTCCCAAGCTGTTCACGAGAGCAGCATAAGAGTTGAAGTCCATGATGATGATGTCTGGCTTCGCGCCTTCGCGGTTAGCGAATGCGAGAGCGTTAGTGATACCTTCTTCAATCGTGAAAGCCTGTGCATTGTAGCGCAGACCAGCAAGACGGGTCGGGTCAGCAGAGCGGTTTACGCCCCAGAAGTTGTCCGATCCAGAAGGAGACACTACAGGGAGCCATGCAGCCAATCCAGACAATGCGAGGAACGAGCCAGTGGTGGTAGCACCACCAGCAGGCAAGTCGCCTTGTACAGAGAGGTAAGCAGAGCCACTTCCGATTGCCCAGTTTCCAGACAGAGTAGCTGCCGAAGCAGTTCCTGACACAATACCGTTTGCACGGTCAACAGCAGTGACGGTCACCGTGTCAGCAGAAGGAGCACCACCATCAGATGCAGATGCAACGAGGGTCATGCCAACTTCAAACTGAACAACAGAGTTTGCATTCAGGAGAGGGAGCACAGTACCACCAGCGGTAATACCAGATTGAGTAGAAGTGTTACGGCTCAGGCCACGAGTAGCGGTTCCTGCTCCAAACAATTCAAACGCAATGTTGTTGGTGATGTTGCGGAAACCGCCATCCATTTGAAGCTTTGCAGCGTCAACGAATGCACCAGCGTTTGACTTGGTTTGCTCCATGAGCAAGTTAGTGATGGTCACCAATTGATAGTCACTGATAACATACACGAAGAATGAGGCCAGTTGCGTAGCAGTCTGGTTCCCTTGTGCAGTGCTAAAAGAGTGCGAGCGTCCTTGAGGAACACCGAACTCCAGTGGCACTGGAATATATTTACCAGCGAATCCATCTGGGGATTCATCTTTTGGTACGAGTGCAAGGAAAGGGTTTTCCTTGTACACGAGGTCTTTCATATACTCTTTCGAGTCTTTGTAGAGTTCCTTCAGAGCTGCGATCTGATTGGAACTATTTGCAAATACAGCAGGCATTGCTTTTATTTCCTTTTTGCACTTCCTACTACAACAGATTCCTCTGCGTCTGGCAGGTCATGCGGGTTATTTTAGCTCACCTTTAAAGGCGAGTAGTGCTCTTTCACGCGCTGATAGCGGTTTCTGAGCACCGAGTGAGTTTGTTAAAGTTTTCATTTGTGACTGCTTGGTGGTATTAACTTGAGACAGACGATCCTTCACCTTCTTGATGTTGGACATTTTGAGTGCTTCATCCACAAGATAATCTTCCACAGCTTGCGTAGCCTCTTCTACCGTGAGGAGTTTACCCTCTTCCTGAAAGGTTCGCTCGATCAGTTCGACCACATCTTGGGTCGCATTGGCATGCTTCACCGTCTCGAAGTTGGGATCCTTGTTTACAAGTTCGCTGACTTCAAAAGAGATCTGCTTCAATGCTTGCTGATACGCTTGTGTCTGGGAGTTTTCGATTTGCTTGCGGGTACGGTCTTGTTCTTCGCGGAGGGCACGGAGTTCTTCCTGTATCTCTGATCGCATGCGGGAGTAGGCTTGGGCTTCCGGCGACTGTGCAGCTATTGCTTGTTCCGAGATTTCATCATACGAGATCCCTAATTTAGCTAGGGTGCTATAAGCGTTCGACTTGAGATCGTCGAGTGAAATATATTTCGACGGGTCGAAGCTTGCTTTGTTGGCGACTTCGGACTCACGAGCTGCGAGTGATGCCTCTCTTGCTTTGAAAGCTTGCTCTTGTTGGGCGGCCTTAGCCCTGAGTGCTTTCTCTTTCCTAGCAAGGACGGCGTACTGGGACGAGAGGGGTTCTTCCTTCGTGCTGGTCTCACTTGAAGTGGACTGAGTGGCTTCGCTCGAATCCTTACTGGACTCTTCTACAGTGTCATTTTTTCCTAAGACACCGCGAATTTCTTCCGGCTGGAGAGCGTTTTGGTCAACAGCAGGGGCATTACCGATGAGGGCTGTGATGGCCCTATCACGGGCTGACTGGGCTTCATTTGAGGGGGTTGTTTGGGCAGATACATTGGACGCACCTACCGGGTTTACGGTGAACGACATGGGGACTCCTTGGTTTGGTTTACATTACTATTGAACGAATGGTAATCGTCCGGGGTTCGTCGCTTCTAGTAGTTCTGGTCTGACTTTGTAGATGATATGGCCGATTGCGAGAATCTTGCCAATGTCATCATGGTCCACTGACTGCCAGATCGTCGGGTGGTATCTTTTGATAAATTCAATGCCTTGCTTTATATCGAACTCGATGATTTCTTCGAGCTTCTGTAGAGTTTCATCACGGGTAGCCATGAGGTCTCCTTACTGTACCGCGTTAGGTACTAGAGGCGATGTCGGGAGGGCAGCTGGATTAGCTTGCGGAGGGTTTGGTGCTCCACCCGGGACCATAGGCGGTTGTTGAGGCATAGCTGCTTTCTTGAGCATCTGGACCTGTGAGTAGAATGTACGGAGCAATTCGGCTTTCTCTTCCTCGAGCTTGGCAGACGAGTAGAGGTTGTAATACTGCACCGCAAAATCGTTTGCCAGCTGGAGATCCATGAATGGATCTGGTGGGGTATAATTGCCGTTCTCGATGATCTCGTCGAGGATCTGGAAGATCCTCTCTTCGGAGGCATTCGCTAGCTTCTCGATTTGCTCTAGGTCTGGGAAGTCGAGGAGGCGACGGCCTTCTTTGATGGAGATCATGCCAGCTTGGATCATTTCTACGATCTTAGCTTGGCGACCTGCTGGATCTCGAGGTAGGGAAGACATGTTGAAGCACTGGATGACATACTTGTCCTGAAGGAGATCAGCTTCAGGAAGGTCGATCTGCTTGGTGCCGTCTTTGTTTGGGTACACCGTGGTATAGGCTCCCTCACGCTCACAAATGTCTTTTGCGGTGTCGATGACCTGATACGCGAGGTCTACAAAGGCATCATCGAACTTGCGTGAAAACGACGCCATGCGGTCTGTAGAGATGTCGTCGTAGGAGCGGATGGCTTCACCGCTGTTCAGGCCTGCTGGCTTCTGTGCCTGTGCATCGAGGGATGAGATACCTTCCTGCTGGTACCCATAGTTGATCAGACGCTGGAGCTGTGCGTACATCTCTTGCGGTACTGCTGGAGCCACTTCATAGATCGGCTTGGTGCCTGAGTAGGTCACCACAACACCGACATCGTTGTTCATGGCTGCCCTGTTTACCTTAGAACCTTGCTCGATGAAGACTCGCGGGACGCCCACCAGCTTGATGGCTCTTGAGATTGTGAACAGTAGGGAGTTGATCTCGAGCTGGGTGCCCATGAGACGCTCTGCGATTCCTTGTGCCCAGAATCCGAGGAGCCTTTTGGAGTAGTGGAGGAAAACGAACGGGAACTTGTCTTTGGTGTACTCTTCGTCAAAAATAACGCCGCTTGAGCATACAAGCGAATGCCGCCCATCTCCTGCGTTTTTGCCAGAGGGTAGCCTCCACCCCTCGACGACCATTACGAGGTCAGAAACGGTCCGTGAGGCCTCTGAGGAGTTATCTATGAAGGCCTGCTCTGCTTTGTTGATGGTCGAGCGGTATTTGGGGTTGGCTTCTGCCAATACTGCCCTGTCAACGAGTTTCACTTGATACATTTGACGCGGTTCGCCGTAAATGGATTCGTTTGCGTCTGTGAACAGCTCGGTTTGAAGGACTCGCTCAAGGCTGACACGGTTGTCTTCACCCTCGAAAACCTTGAGGCACCCTGTGCCTGTCACCAGTGAATCACGGAGCATCTCGGACATCTTCTCGTAGGCTCTTGTCTGGTAAAACTCACCGACCAAGAAGTTGTTAAGCTTCTTTGCCATGTTCCGTTGCTTGTAGTCGGATCCGTCGGTCAGGAACACCGGGGTAGGGCGGGTCTGGCCGATCTTGGACACGAGGGTGTCGATAGACGATGAAATGATGTTGAAAGTTGGGCGGTCTCCCGGGAGGCCTTGCGTCTGGTCCATCTTGGACATGTTCTGTCCAATGAAGTTGAAGAGCGTGTGATTGCCGTACAAACGAGCGTAGATGGCTGTCTGGCGTTGGCGGTAGGCTTGTGTCTCTTTGAGGTAGGCTGCGGTTGCCAGTAGTTCTTCTGCAAGGGCATGGTCAGACTTTGCTTTCCACCATTGGAAAGTATTCGGTGCGTTCTTCTTATCAACCGTCTTTGCGACGATTACACTTTCTGTTTTGGCGGGAGTTACTTTCATGTCTCAATTTCCACTGGCAGGCCACCATTGGTGGACCAGTACAAAAGTTCTTCCTCTGTCAGGCTATCGCTTTCGATCTCACCTTGTGTTTCGTTCAACGCGAACTTGTTCTTTGAGGGCTTCTCAGGAGCTACACCAGTGAGGGTAAACTCGAAGTCAGCACTCTTGAAGTAATGAATACCTGCTTCCCTGCAAGCTTTAGCGAGCTTCTTTAGCTCCTTGGCTGTAGGGATTGGCATTAGATACCTTTCTTCAATTTGCGGAGCACTCGAGCAGCGACTGATTCTTCAAGCTTGCGTCCTTTGAGGTTAGAATCGCGAGGTTGAGGGGAAAGCTGGTCGATGTCACCGTTGTAAAACTTTTTAGCCTTGATGTTGTAGGAACGGTCCATGCCCGGTCCTTCCATGTTATTAGCCTCAAGGTCTACCATATCATCTTCTACTGCACCACCTTTGGCGAACTTCTTGCGGGCAATGATCTTCTGTGCGGTAGATCCAGACTCGAGGTCAGATGCTTCTGCGTCTTCGGAGTGTCCGCACTTGGAACATACATGCCCACCTTCAGCGTATCCACCGTATGCCATTTTCTTTTCTCCTTCAGCAGATTCTTCATTCATCTTCAGCCAGTGATTGGCAGTATCGTGGGCATCTGATGCTTCATCGGTGTGGTAGTCTGCATTTTTGCTGTGTTTGCCGTCCACAAAGTGCTTTACGCGGTATTCGTTAAACTCAGGATCGCGATAAACTTTAGCCGTGCGCTTTCCGTCCGAGCTAGTATGAGTCTTGATAAGGCGAAGAACACCGCCTCCTTCGGCCATCTTGTTTTCAGCGTATTCGCGAAAGGCTGGGGTGCTTGCGTTCTCAGCAGGGTTTTCTTTTTTGGCTTTCTTCTTAGCCTTACGCTGAACATCGTATGCGATTGCGAGAGATTGTTTCAAGGGTTTACCGCTTTCTATTTCTGTTTTGATATTTTTTTCAAAAGATTTCTTAGATTTGCCTTTGATCAGAGGCATTACTCGATTTCCTCTTCAGGCATCTCTTCTTCCTCTTCACCGAGGTGCTCACCTTCTTCGTGTGGCTCAGAGTCGAGGATTTGAAAGGCTGCACGAAGGGATCCAATAACGCCTTGGACATCCCCACCTTTAACGGCGTCAATGAGTTCCATGGCGCACTGTTCCAGCCCCATGTCCTCTTCGGCTCCTTCTTCCATGAGGTCTTCGCTCATAGGCATCTCTTCTTCAGGCATCTCGCCCTTGCGTTTCATCATGATTGCGTCGATAAGTTTTGGCATTTGTGTCTCCTACCATGTGTAGGTTCTTCCTAAAAATCTTCAAAAAGTGACCAGTTTTGATCGTTTTCGATTGATTTCGCTTGGTTCTCGAAGTGGTCGAGGGCTTTCCCCCACATGTCGTCTACTTCCGCGTCTGCCCATTCCTTGGTGCCATACTTAGGCTTCTGGGCTGGTTCCCGGTAGGTGAAGGCTGGGGACTCTTTGAAGGCATACAGCACCGCGTCGATGATGTCTGAGTGGGGTTGCTTCTTCACCACGATTCGGTCAGGTGTGGACTTATCCCAGTCGATCTGGACCAGATAGGAGTCTTGAGCGAATCGGGAAGCTCCTTTAGCCTTGAAGCGTCCTGTCCGCAGAGCATCGTTCAGGAACTCTACATTCTGTTGCTTTAGGGCTTTGTCGGCTGGTTGCACTGGGATGTGCTTCTGCCTGCGGATCTCTTCCGCGATCTTCTTACCGAGACCGCCTTCATCCACTACCATCTTGTCAAACTTGTATTTGCGTTCAAGCTTCTCGATCTCTTGCACTAGCTCGGTGATGCCCTGCTTTGCCATGACGACTTCTTCCAGCAGGTAAGTGATAGGCTCTGCTTCGTTCCATCCCAACACCGCTAGGGCATCGGCGTCTTTGAACCCCAAGTCGATCCCGAGTAGATAGTGCCACTTGCCGGGGTCCACTGGCGGAAGGGTCGTGAAGTGGTTGATGTCTTCCTTGTACTGGATCCAGAGCGAATGTACATCGAGTACCCACTTGTTTCGCCACTCCCTCAGCAGGGTAGGATTGTCGTGAGACCATTCACGCTTCTTCATCAGCTCTGCGATGAATGTTTCAGGATCAGGCATGTGCGGGTTGTCGAGGATGGTCCATCCGTGAAAGCTGTAGCCGTATTTGCGGTTCTGGGTGATGTCGAAGAAGTAGCCCTTGGGCACTGGCCCGGGGGTGCCTGTAATAGCCAGCCATCCATCCTCGTAGTCGGAGATGGATGGTGTCAGGACATCGTCAATGAGCGACTGGAGGTGGGTGCCGAAGTCTTGGCCCTCGTCGATTGCGATGGCTGGGTACTTACGACCCTTCAAGCGTTTGATGAAGTTCTTCATGTCTGCACCCATCAGCTTTAGCTTTGCACCGTTAGGGTGTTGGATGGTGAGCTTGGACTCTGTGAAGGTGTACCCAAGTCCGTATGTGTCGTTCAACTCTTGCATCACTGGCCACATGATCTCGAAAGCTGAGTCCCTAGTCAGGGCAAGGTAGACGCTTTGAGACTTTGGGTGACGATCCATGGTTTTGGCAAAGCGTATTCCGAGGCCCGTAGTCTTACCGCTACGGCGGGAGCACTGGGCCACGAGAAAGCGGTTGGGGTCGTGGATGAAGTCGTTTTGAGGCCTGAAGTTGGGGAGAAGGATGATCTCCTTGGCCTCAACGACTGTGTTCGCCCTACTCTGGAGTTCTTTCGCTACCGCTTTGAGACTTGGCTTCATGCAGGAGTTTCTTCAGTTCTTCGTCCGTAAAGCTATGGACGATTTCTTTTTCTTTGTCGTGGAGGTCGCTGAGGAGCTTGATGTAATTCACCAGATCGGTCGAGGATCCTTTGCTCAGTTTAGTCTGTGCGGACTCGTACATCAGGTGTCTGATCTCCCGCCTCAGAATCTCGATAGACTTCGTGAGCATTGTCGCGATGTCGTTGTCGTCTTCCGAGGCGGGAGTAGAAGGAGAAGCAGTGTCAGCGGGGGGAGTGGTACTGACACTGCTCTTTGGCGGGACTATGATTTTACGCACTTTTCTTTCCGGCGACTGCTACGGGAACGGGTGGATGTACGCATCCAGCTACATAGCCAGCACTGACGGTGTAACTGCGTGTGAATCCTTCATCTTCCCATTCAATGTAGAGATTTCCGTTGTCTTGCAATGTCATGGTAAAATTTTTAAGAGTCTTGTTTGGATTTGGAAGAGTCTTAGTGAAATTACCATTCTTCGTACCGGGGATAAAAAAACCTCCAGTCAGTTCTGCGTAGATTACGGGTTTAGGCATTTGATTGCTCCTTCTTGTTTTTTGCACTTACGGCAGCTGCTTCGAGGTTCAGCTTACGAAGACGCTCGTTCCGTACTTCCAGATCCTGTTGGAGGATGAACAGCTGATACTGTGCTTGGCCTGCTTCGGCACACACCAGTGAATACTCCTTTTGAATTTCTTCGATTGTTCTTTCTTTCACTTCTTCCATATTGCTCCTAGTTATGTTTCTACCCTAGTAGAAACGGGTTAAAAATAATGTCGAGATTGTGTGTTTTGATGAGCGATGATCCCAGCTTCGTGAGGTGGGTGCAGGCATTCAATCTCTTGGGGAGTAGCATCTTGGCTATCCCGATTCCCCGCCATGCTGTCTTTACAAAGATCCAGTCAAGGACACTTATGTCGGCTTCTCCTATTTTGAGTTGACGAACGACCGAATAGCCGAGAATAACATCTGGATCCTCTTTGAGACACGCGATCTGTATAGCCTCGTAATTCCGCTGAAGGAATGCCTCCAGTACCGCGTGGTAGTTCTCCATGAAGATTGCTTTGGGAATGTTCGAGTAGAATGTGTCACCGTAGTATAGTCCTCTCAGCCATGTTGCCAACACGAAGTTCTTGTCGTCCTCCATGTACGGGCGAACATAGATCAGTTCTTTTTTAGTTACTGTTGTCGCTTCCATACTTTTTGAGCATCTCCTTCGCTAGCTTCTGGACGGTTACATGCACCGGGGTCTTGGTTACTGCTTTGAACCCTTTATTCTTCAGCTTCTGGGCTATTGCCGTCACGCTGAGACCTTCACTGTGTAGTTCCCAGATTGATTTCTCCCGGGCACTCTCGAACTTGTGTTCGAAGAAAAATTGCCCAGCGAGGCGGTAATACTCTGCTTTAGGTCCGATGCGGTGAACATCGTACCTCCGGGTGATCGAGGAGTCGTATTCTCGGAGATGGTTCTCGTCGTATTCGACATCCTCGAACCCAGAGTCGGAGAGCTTCTTATACCAACGCTCTTTTAGTTTTTTGAACTTCGCAGTGTCATACCACTTCTTGGACATGTGCTTCAGCTTCCGCTTTTGCTACTGCTTCTTCTTGTTTACGCTTGTCTTCTTCCTTTTGCTCATTCTTGATTTCTTCCATCTTGTAGGCAGCTACTTGTGCAGCCGCCCCTTTGTGGAGGCAGAGAGCAAAGAATCGCTTTGACTTGTATGCGTCGGTTGGATCCAGACGCATCAGCATAGCGCAGAGTGCAAAGCGGACAGACCGTTTGTCCATTGGCGGTTCATAGACATCGATGATGGACTGTGCCCAATTCTCGAACTCTGTTCCGCCTTGTGGCAGGGGGGAGGGGAATGCGTACATTACTTTCTTAATTAGTTTTTTCAGCTTCATGTAATTATTATAAAGTAAAAATTACAATTTGTCAAGAAAATTGTTAAGAAAGACTAAGCATTGGAAATTAAACAAAAAAATAGCACCCCCTGATCGGCATTGGGGGTGCTTGATGCTTCTTCGGGTCTTTCGACCGCAGCCGATAGCAAAAATAGAGACTAAAAATTGTAGTCGTAGAACTTGTGAGGCTCGGTGTTAAGGCTGTACCGGGTGCCGTGTTTATCTTTCCACTGAATGCCGTACCCCTTGGTTTTATTCGGGCGGATGCGGATTACTGGCGCGTCCACATTAGAGCTGTAAATCCATTTCTGTTCGTCTTGATTGGAGCAGTGAGCTGCAAAGCCTCCGATTGAGAACTCGAGCACCACTGACTCGTCCCGAACGGCGTTCATTCTGCGGATCTCGATGCACTTGTCAGACACAACGCGGATGATCTCGTATGGCTCCACATCCGACCAAAGGACACGGTTGGCGTGGGTGTATTTGCTGAGGGATTCAATCTTGGCTTGTTTTTGTTCTGCGGTAATCATTTTTAGTTCCTTTCGTGGGTCGGATCAGCCCGACCGCTTCCTTGAATATGGTTCTACCAGATCCAGCTTGAGATGCAATATCTTTTTTTACTTTTTTACGATTATTTTAAGTCTGCGAGATTACTAGCAGATTTTGGTTCTGCTTGCAGTTCAACACCGGGTAGGCTCACCGTGGACTCCATGCAATGCTTCAAAAGCTCGATCATTTCTTGCTCCAGCTCCTTTGGCCCCTCGAGGATCAGCTCATCGTGGACTTGGAGCACAATCTTCACTTCCTTCCATAACGCGCTAGAATGCCCCAGTTCCTCACGGGACTGGACTAGGGCTATCCCTGCCCTGTTCATGATAGAAGCTGCTGTGGACTGAATACGGTGGTTTACGGACAGATTGAGGAGGTTACGGTACTCGTAGGGAAGTTCTTCGTGTGCCACCTTGCCAAAAAGCTTACCGATACGCTGGGCTTCTGGCATTCTACGCGGTCTGCCAAACAGACTGTAAACCTTTCCTAACAATTTAGCCTGCTCGTGGGATTCAAGCATCATAGACTTCACCGCTGGAAACTTGTCGAAGTACGCGTCCAGAATGACCTGTGTGTCTTCTACGGACTTTCCAGTGGACCGTGCTAGGCGGTTCGCTGTAGCTCCGTAGGTGGCTGCCAGAGCGATTGTTTTGGAGCAATGGCGTTCCTGTGGGTACCGCTTGGCAAACGAGTCTGGAGCGTCTTTCTGGAGGGAGCATTCAAAGCGGTCGAACACCTCTACACCGATGGTTGAATAAAAATCGTCGCTCGAGCGGAAGCAGTTCATGAGCTTCTCGTCCTGTGAGAGGGACGCGAACACTCGTGGCTCGAGCTGAGAGTAGTCGGCTCCTACGAAGACTTTACCGGGCCTTGCTACGATGCAAGACTTTACCCGCTTGTCTTCTCGAGGCAGGTTCTGGAAGTTGGGATTGCGGGAGCTATAGCGTCCAGAAGTTGTACCGTGCTGTAGAAAGCTTGGGTAGATGGTGTTGTAATTCATGCGCTCCTCGATCCCTTCGACATAGGTGTTCAGGAGCTTCAGGTTCTTTTTGTACTCAAGAAGCTTTTCGACCCACTTGTACTTATCTGCGTATTTGCTGAGCACTTCTACGCCGCACTCGAGATACTTCCATGGATCCTCGATCAGCTTGTCTTTGGTCTTTTTGCCTTTGGCATCAGTGAACCCGGGCTTCCACACCACGCCCTTGTGCGTTAAGCACTGCGCGAGAAACTCGTTCTTTGCACCACGCGTGTACGGCAGGCGCATGTTGAAGAATTTGCAGACTTCTTTGCCTACCTTGGTGAGGGTGCCAAACTCTTGCCCGAGGTGACAGAACAGGAGCCATGCAAGCTGTTGGTTGGACCCAATGTTGAATTGGTTCTTCTTGTTGGTCCCGGGATACTTGTCTTTCACATGCTTCTGGATCTCTTCGAGGATGTAGGTCTTGGCCTCCACGATGTCGCCTTCCAGCTCTGCTTTCAGGTTCTTCAGGCGGGTAGGGTCCACCTTCAGGCCAGTAGTGTTCAGGTCGTAGGTAGGACCACGAAGAAGTGGCATGGATTCTTCTTCGTAAAAGAACTTGTCGAGGCCTTCCTCGTATAGCTTCTCCACATCGTTGTAGAAGAGTTTTAGAGTCAGGATAGCGTCCTTAGCACCGTAGTGGGCGATGAGGTCTGCATCAGCCTTGTACAGCTCGTAATTGCCTTTGTCAGCTTTCCCATTGTTGGCTACGATACTTGCCTTCATTGCCTTTTGTTCATCGCGGGAGTCTTCGCCGTAAAGCTCCACGGCTCTTTCCTTCAAGCCGTTCTCGCGGTTCTCGTCGAGTACATGGCCCAAGATCATGGTGTCAGTGTGGACACTTGGCATCAGATCGATTTTGTAGTTGTTGCGGACCATAGCGCAGTCGAAGATTGCGTTGTGCATGATCAGCTTTTTGCCTGCCAACATCAGGATGATCTCTTTTGCACGGTCAACAGTCTCGAGAGCCACCAGCTTCTCGCCGTCCCACTTGTACAAAATAACATAGTAAGCAATCTCGATCTCCGAGCAAACACTAAACCCGATGATCCGAGCTTCCTTTCCAATGCCGTCAGTTTCGGTGTCGAATGCTACCAGATCCTTATCGGCAAGATATTGTGCTAGGTCGTTCAGTTGGTCGAGAGTGCTTACTATGTTAAGTTTTTCCATTTGGCTATGTTACTCCTTTAGAAGCCGTTTGTCAAGTGATCTCACAAGCACCGCCAGCGCAGGCAATTAGTTGGCTTCTGTTGGTGCCATCGTACTCTTCAAACACTTGGGTAAGGTCAATAGACTTCACCATCGCGTTGTACTTCTCGAAGGTCTCCTTGTCGCACGACTCGAACGGTGCTTGCTTGTAAGACCCGTTGTCGTAAGGGAGCAGGGAGATCCCAGTGTAGTTGTCGCGGTAGTTCCAGAGCAGGCCGTATAGCTCTTCGATTTCTTCCTGACGGTATGAGATCGTCACACTGACATTGTGGGTGTTCTTGCCCGAGATGTGCCCCGGCTTGATCCAGTTGTCATGGTAGAACACCGTGCGGTCGAAAAGACTTTTGGCCGTCTCTGCGCTCCGAACGATGGCTCCTTCTGGTGACTCTTGTGGAATGGTCACCACAACACCAGAAGCCGAAAACAGGTCATCTTCGACCAGCTCTGGGATGGTAGCTTTCAGGTACAGTGCAAGAGCGTCGTCTTTATTCATGCGAACACGACGGAGGTAATGGTTGTCGTGTCGTGCATGAATCCCAGACGATGACCCCAAAATGCAAGACGCTGTGCCTTCAGGCTTGATGGCGGTGATACGGGCCGCAGGGTTGATCCCCAGCTTCTCTGCATACTTCGCGTTGGTCTCTTTCGCAAAGTCTGCACCAACTTTTAGCCAGTCTGCGGTCACCTTCCCGTGAGCGTCCGCGATGCCGGTGCAGGACACACCGAGGAGGGCTTCTGACTCTGTTGTCTGCTTCCAGATCGGACGGAGGTATGGGAAGTCAGTGTAAGCTGCCTGAAGCGTTCCGAGCAGGGTAGCTGCGTAGACGCGGTTCAGCCAGTCTTTCTTGTCTTCAATGCCTGTCTGGTTGATCGTGGTGAGGTTGCAGAATTGGTTCGAGTTTAGGGCGATCTCGACGCATGGGTTGGCACCGAGGTTCTCATCGTTGGTCCAGTAGAATCCCGGCTCTCCTGCATTGGAGTTCACGCACATGTCGAAGATGTACCTGAATTGCTCTTCTTTTACAGCTCCTCGAGGCAGGACTGCTGAGTTGTTGGCCCGAGCACGGTAAGGATGTTTCTCCCACCATGCACCGTGCTTGGCTTTCAGCATCTCTTCATCTGTACGGTCAAAGAGGGAGATCAGAGCCGCTCTGCGGATCCCGCCTGCAAGGACACAATCTGCGATGATGCAAATCAGATCATGCACTTCGATAGGCTTGAGCCTGCGACCTACAGCTGCTTTCATCTTTCCGTCCACTGCTTCGAGCATTACCTTGAGGGGTGCAGGGCCGGGGGCTTTTGCTCCGGTCGTAACGAGGTATGAGCCTTTTGGACGAATGTTAGAGAGGTCGAACACTGGGCGCATCCGAGCATAGAAGTACGCATCCATCAGGGCGTCCAAAGCCTGTGCCCATCCAGTGATAGAATCATGCACCACAAAAGTTCCTTCTTCGCGTGGCATCTGTACTGATGGGAGTTTGTTGGTGTGGCGTTTTTGACAAGAGAATCCTACACCAGTGCCTGACAACAGAAGGAACAGGATCTCTCCAAAGATGCGGACATCATCAACATGCGTGAACGAACAGTTGTAGGACCGGATGTTGTTCTTCAGGATAGCTTCTCCACCAAACTGCATTGCCCTCATGGAAGGCATCACCTTGTACTCGTGGATCAGCTGGAAGGCTTTGATGATGTCGCGGGAGAGCTTTGGAAACTTCTGCAAGTGCATGTGCATGTTTCGGTTGATGGTTTCTTCGAGGGTTTCCCTGCGTTCAAAATGGGGCAGGTGCTTCGCGTAAGTGCGGAAAGCTACGATGTCTGATAGTAGTTTATTTGAGTTATTCATGCGGTCTCCTTTGTTTTGATTGTTGTGTAGGTTACGAGGTCAGTTTTGCGGTCTGCTCCACGAAGCTGAGTAGCTTGACGATTAAAGAAGTCAAAAGACTTCTCTTCGTCTTGCGTCATCGGGCGCAGGTGCTGGGTTTCGGGGTCAAAGTAAAGTACATACGGGACATCTTCCTGAATCCTGTCTGCGCCTTTCTTTTTGTGACGAATCTTACAAAATTTGAAAGCCGTCACGGTTGGGCACTTTTCGTTCTTGTAGCATCGCTTGAGCGGTTGCCAGAGGGTAATGAGATAATCGCAATAAGCTTCAAAGTACATGGTGCCGTAAGCTGCATCTTTGTTCAGCTCGAGGTCGCCGATCCCTGCCTTCTCGCGGGAAGACTGAGACTGCATCACCAGAAGGGAGTTGGTCTGTACCGCGAAGGCTTTCATCGAGTGACAGATGTCCAGAAGCCCTTGGTTCTCTCCATCTGCACCCTTCTTCTTCAAGGCACCGATGTGGTCGATCATGATGCACCCGACCTTGTAGCCTGTGACCTGTTGAAACTTGAGGATGTACTCCTTAATCTCGTCAAGGGACAGGTGCCTGAAGTTGCCATCATCGTCATAGTTGCTGAGAATGTGGACCTTGTCGTGTAGGTGTACACGGTCACCGCACATGGTTCTCCAGCGGTCTGCGATTTCGTTTCCGGGTTGCTCGAGCGGTACAACAAAATGGTGGCAGTCAGGATTGTTCTCGACAAACCCAAGGAACATGTTCAGGCCGATAGCTGTCTTGCCTACGCCAGAGCCTGCCACGAGGCCGATAATCTGACCCAGACGAAAGCCGTGGGCGGTGTCGTCGAGCCAACGGTAACATGGAAAGCGTTCGCCTTTTACGGTAGATTCGCCTTTGGACAGAATGCTTTTCACCGTGATGGACAGGTTCAAAGTGTCTTTGTCCTCGGTCAGCTCGTAGGTCCAGATTTTGTCCACGATATTGGCTGCGTAGGCATACCGGTGGTGAGGTGCCCGGGAGATCGCTTTCGAGCTGTTCACTAACACTGACATGGCCTCCTCCTTGGTGAAGCTGTGCCCCCACATGAGGTGGCCGAGGCGATAGTCAGACTTGCTTCGATCATCGGTGTTACCAGACCAAATTTCTTTTGCTTCCCTGCTCGTAGTCAAAAGTTTTCCAAACTTTACTGGAAGCTTGTCGTCTACTTTCAACGCTGTTTGTGCGATGTTGTAAGTGCGGTTGTAGTGCTCCACGCAGAAGCGTTCATCTTCTGGAGAAAGGATCGGCAGGCATTGGTCTAGCTCTTCACTCGTATACTGATGGCTGTTCTCTTCAATCAGTGTGCAAAGCTTCAGGTCATCAGGATCCTTTGTGTTCACCGTCCCGGGGAGACGCATGAGTTGAAAGATCTTGGTGACAGCTTCGTCAGTATTGAAGAGGCGCATAAGTCTACGCTGAAGCTTCAGGTACGACATTACATCGAGGTCTGTTACGCGCCAGTACACATGAATACCGTTACCAGAGTCGATAATTTTTGTGGGGAGTAACGGATAGCACTTTACGGTTGTGACGAAGTCTTCCTTGCTTGCATAAGTTTTCGACTTGAGGTCGAAGTCTACGAAAACCCACTCGAATGTGTCGATGTCCGTACCGTCTACAGGGCGGGAGATGTCATAATTAGCAGGAAAATTAGGAAGATAATAAATGTTATAGCCGTTTGTGTTGTGAGTTTCGATCTGTTCATTGGTGAATTCTCCTTCGATTACTTTTGGTGTTAAGTTTGCCCAGTTAGGGGCAATGCAACGATAAATCATTAGTAGCCTCCTTCAGATAAAAATGCCACCCCCGTAGAGCTAGGGGTGGCATAGTATTGGGACAATTTTTGTCCCGATTTCGACTATTGGGACATCAGGCCGTTTTGGACTTGGCGAGCAAGGCTTTGACCTTAGCCTGCCGAGCTGCATCAGGTACGGTGGCAGCAGTCACCGGTGCCGTTGGGCGGCGAGTAATCGGAGCGTCAAACTCCGCGTTGACTTCTTCGTCGTCGTAGGACTCGTCCACTTCCTCAGATTGAATCGTCGAAGTGGTCCCTTCGAGGTTGATCATGTGGTCGCGATCAACGGACACATCGTAGTCGCACATGGTGTTGCCACGCTTGGTCTTGATTTTGCCGTTGTACACCACACGGGTCAAAAACCCGAGAGGTGCTTTTGCCATCTGCTGGTCGAGGTCGAAGTGACCGCCCCAGATAGCCTTGTCTCCATCTTCCGTTTGGAAGGTGTAGACAGTGCTGTCTTTGCCGTCAATGGTGACCGTCTTTGGCCCCAAATAGTATCCCGAGATTTCGTTCGGGTGGGTCTTCCCTGTGGTTTTGTCGAGTCCACCAAGCCGGAATGTTGGGGCTGAACGGATTTTGCTTTTCATACTTTCAAATGCCATGCATTTTCTCCTTTGTTAAGCATTATTGCTTACGGTAATTATACCCTAGAAGGTGGGGATTTGTCAAATAGTTTTTTTGATGGAGAGTTCTTTTTGAATTTCTTCAATCATTACAAGTAGACTGTCGGCTAAATTTAAAAGCTCCATGCCATACTTTGCCATGAGTTCTGCAAAAATCTCTTCAAGGTCGTCGGTGGAAATGTCGTTGGTCGATTTCAGACACAATTCATGCAAAAAAGCATGGACGAGTTCGTGGACTAGGGTTTCTTTGTCGATTCCCTTCCCGTGGATAAAGATCTGTCTCTTCCATCCAAGGGTTATAGCCACGCTATCGTAACCATGCTTTTTTACATACTTTTTTGGTGTGAGGACTTTGAGACTCCACTTTTTGCCAAGAATCTCAAACTTCAGTTTTTCCATTCCCGGTCCCCCACTCGGTCATGGCATCCTTGTTAAATTATTTTAACAAAGAGTCTTTGCGGTCTTTGGAAATAAGGTTGCGTCCAGAGGACATCCACTTTCCGCAGTCGCGACATTGCCACCGCTGATATTTGCCTTTGGTCGAAAAATTGTACCCTCGGCGTTGGAGCCTTTTGCTACCGCAATTACAGGTCGGGATCGTACTGTCGCGGTAAAGGTCAAAGCTCACCGAGTTATCCCATGGCTGAAGTTTTGTATACAGTTCCTCGAGCGACAAAACATCATACTTGTTGTACTTTTCCATTTCGTTCCAAGCTTCGATGTTACCCGCGATGCACTCTTTCCAAAGCTGGAAGCCTCCGAACTTGCGTTGGTGCGTGATTTTCTTGTACTTATCGCAAAGATGTTCGCTGAGGTACTCGAGCTTGTTAGAAGTGAATGCAAAATGCTTTTTTGCAATTTGAAAAGTGTCGATGTGTTTTGACGGCGATGGAGGCTTCATGCCTGTTAGAATGAACCGGGCATTCAGCTTCTTTTGATCGAACTTTTTCCCGTTTTGCGTAATGAGAATATCGGCTTCATCGAGGAGATCCCAAATCCCTTTCAGAATCTTGGAATCGTCCTCGATGTTCTTTGCCGACCGCTGATCCATGTACATGATCTTGGATGCTGGGTCACCGAGCCACTTTGCAGACCATGACAGCAAGTGCCAGTCAGTGTGAATTTGGTTCAAGGCTACATTTTGATCCCAGATGCCCCAAACATGGGCAAGCATGGGGGCGGTCTCGATGTCAAACAACAACACTTTTGGCTCTTTCATGGTCTCTCCTCCAGCCGTTACAACGGCAGGTCTAGTTGGTTGGTCTCTTCTTTTTTGGCTTCCGGGATGTCGATGCTAGGGGCGTTTTTGTAGAGGACATCGTGGATCTGGTTGATGAGGTAGGTTTGCACCTGTGCAGATTTTGAATCCATTTTTTCAAGGCTCGTCTTCACCATGGTCTCGATCATCGTCAACCTTGTCGCCATATCCTGCCGTAATTCTTCCACAATTCCTTTCATCATCTCTGTCCGCATCAGCTCTGGAAGCTGTTCCTTGATCACATTTCTGATTTGCTTTCTCACATCTTTTACTGCTGACCCGTTCATTGCTTTTTCTCCTTTCGGGCTTGTACCCGCTGTTTGCGTTCTTGTTTTGTTTTTTCTTCATGGCATTCAGTGCAGATAGCTTGCAGGTTGTGCTCTTCGCACCAAGTGCGGTCGATCACCGTGTCCCAGCTCATTGCTTCAAGAGCAGAGTCTGTTGGAACGATGGGGTCGATATGGTCAACCTGCATGTAGCTTTTCGGCGTTGGTTTTTCACACACACAACACAGGCACCAATTCTTTACCCGTGGTCTAGTGTGGTCTTCATATTTCATTTTACTTGCGTCGATTACTGCCCTCCTTAATTCTGATCTGCTGAACACCCTACGGATGGCCCCTTTGATCAGATTGCGTTCTTTCTTTGAGATGCGTGGG